ACGTTGGCATCAGGTTGAACAACCCAGATCAATTCCTTACATGGGTGGTTGAAATTCAACTTGATCTTGTTACTGGAAGAACCAACAGACTCATCACCAGTGAATTGAAGTTGTTCAATCAAATACTCGTGAGGATTCTGGGCCATCTTTCTTCTCTCATCGGTATCCAAGAAGATATAGTCGATGTAAAGAGAAGCAGCAACAAGGGATTGTTGATAAGCCATGGAAACAGATTGAGTTCCAGAAGGAGCAGTTAGGGTCTTAACAGCCCATAGACACTCACCAATAGGTCTGATATCAAGATTGATCTTGACCTCGTGGTATTGAAGAGCGATCAAAGGAAGAGCAAGTCCAGGGTTCTTGCAAAACCAGAATAGGAAAGGAACATATAGAGTTGTTTCAGGAAGAGCCTTTCTTGGTGCGCAAACTTGAGAAGGTCCTCCGGAAGCAGCACAAGGTCCAGCAATATCGGCAAAATGAGGATCAGTAATATAAGTCAATTGAGTGGTGTGTCCAATTAACTTAAAGTATCCACGTCTCTGCTCCTCACTCATGGTAAGTTGATTCCAGATGTGCATCCAGTCACCATATTGGCGATCAATTCTCTGTCCTCCAATCTCAACCTCAACTTGAGAGATAAGTTGCTCACCAATATAGTCCAACCAACGAGCATAGACACCGTTTCCAGTGACAGATCCACCAACAGTGGCCATTTCTTGGTTGATCTCAGGAAGAGTCACCTGTAGGTAAGTTCTGTAGGCCAAATCACCGTTTCTGGATAGAATGGCACTGACACGTCTTCCGAAATCAGCTTGTCCCTGGAAAGTTTGTTCAATACTCTCCATGGCAAAGTTGGTATGTCTGCGGTAAGACACCTTCCAGTAAGTAATCTCAGGAGTTCCAGTAAGGAAAAGATCTTGTGCACCATAGGCGACGATTTGCATAAGAGCTCCAGCCATTTTTTTATGATTATATTATTCCTAAACATTTTTTATTTTCCTTTTTCACGGAAAATTTGATTTTTATCATAAATTATCTTCATAAAACATATTTTTATATTTAATACATTTATTATATATCAAGGGTATGATGCATTTTTTATTAAAAAAATAAATAATAGTAATATATGATTAAAATATTAATATATTTATTCTTACAAAATATTAAATAAACATTTTGTATATTTAATATATGATTTTATATCATGGATATAATTAAAGTAAAAAATGTAAAAGAAGATAATCTTTATTCTAATAAAGATTCTAAAACCATCATTAAAAATATCGATGAAAAACATACAGATATTATGAATACATTTCTAGTAATTGAAAAAGATACAATTCCAAAATTATTACTAGATAAAAACAACATGAAAAAAAAAATGAAATTTCTCGAAAAAAATGCAAAAAAAAATACAGACGAATTTTTTGAATTACAAGATAAAATAGAAGAGATTCGTGAAGAAATTCGAGTTTTGAAATATAAGAAAAAAATGTATTTATTAGATAATTCTAAATATATTTTCAATTATTATGAAGAAAAACAAAAAATATCTAATGGCAAAAACATGAAAAATATCGATAGTATTAATCAATTCTTTAAAATAAAAGCTAAAACAGATGATACTGCAAATATCAATAGTGATAAATATAAATCGTCCAAGAAAATATATCAAGAATATTGGAAAAACGTGGAAGGAGAAATTATGCATTTACAAGAATATGTCTTGCAGACAGATACTTGTCTCATATGTAACCAAGGAGAACTAATCCCACAAGAAGAAGAAGGGATTTTAATATGTAATAATGTAGAATGTGGAAAGTTTATTTTACATATAGTTGATAATCAGAAACCAGTGAATAAAGAAATGCCAAATGAAGTTTCTTATACTGCATATATACGTCTAAATCATTTTAAAGAAATACTCTCTCAATTCCAAGCAAAAGAAACGACCAAAATACCCGATGAAGTAATTGACGCTGTTCGAAAACGAATTCAAAAAGAACGTCGAAATATTTCGGAAATTAATTACAAAGAAATGCGAAATATATTAAGTATTTTGGGATACAATAAATATTTTGAACATATTCAATATATCAATTCGATGTTAGGTATTCAACCTCCAGTAATGGATGACGAATTAATCGATACGTTATGTATTTTATTTATCGAAATACAACAACCATGGGCACTTTTCTGTCCAATTACTCGAACTAATTTTTTCAATTATACGTATATTTTATGTCAATTGTGTATTTTGCTAGATCAACGACAATATCTACCGTATATTCCAATGATGAAAGATCGTATTAAACAATTAGAACAAGATATGATTTGGAAAAAAGTATGTGATTATTTAGATTGGGAATATTTTCCAACAGTTTAGTTTAATAAATATATGTTTTGAAAAATATATTTATACATTAAATGGTTGTCGCACGTTTTGTAAATATTTACATTCGAAAAAATCAAAAGAAATATCATGTAAATATAAAATGATGCTTAATATACTTTGATCATGTCGATGTTCTATAAAATATTCAGAATTTTTTGAAATACTTGGTGAATCCGTAATAAACTGATAATTACAACATTTATCTAACCATTCTCTCATTATTTGTTGCGTTTTCTCTGTTTTCTTTATAATCATTGCACCTGCCCATGCAATTTCTATATTTTTTATAAATACGTCATCATAAATATTAAATGCTTGAATCACATCCATTTTGCACCATTCTCTCATATTATAAGAAGGTTCATTTGGTTTGTTTTTCCATATTAAAATATCACGATCTTCTATTTTTTTATTATACAATTCAGTGAAATCTTGTAGAAAAAAATATTTAGAATCCATATAAAATAAAAGATCCCCCTCTTGTAATTGGTCCTCTAATATTTTAGATATAATATATGGTTTCCATAACCAATATCCACCACCTCTTTTACAAGATAAAATTTCTTTATTTTTTTCTATAAATTCAGGAGAAATATCTACTTTATTAAATATAATGATTTTAAAATCAGTATTAAATTGATTAACACTATTTAATAATGTCAATATATTATTTATGTGACTATTATCGTTATAAACTAAAAAATATTTTTTCATTATTATATTATATTTATCTTTACATTTTATATTTCTTGACTGTAAAAATACTCTATTTTTGAAATAGTTTCAGAATTAGATGGATGTTTACAATATAATTCTATTAATTCTATAGGTAAATTATTACCATTTTGTGCATTAAAATTATGATGACTATTTTTTTGGAAATGAAATAATCCATCCATTGTATATACGTTTTTTTTATTAACATCTAAATATACGGAAAATAATCTTTCATGATACCAAGAAATTCGTTTACGATCTAAATACCATAAATCTATAGAAATTGGATAATACCATTTAACAAAGTCATCCAATATTTCTCTCTTTATACAATGATTTGTAGTTGGAAACCATAATGTATTGGTATCATATTTTATTTGTATAGTATTTAAAATAATATTTAAAATATTTTGATCAATATCCAGTAAAAAAAAAGAATGTATTTTTTTAAACGATACAATATCTGGTTTTTCAGTTTCACATATATTTTTTAATTTTTCTTTAAAGTTTTCTTCTAAAACAACATCATATTCGAGCAAACAAACATAATCTATATCATTAAATAAATTATTCGTAGTAATCGCAAACCATGCAGTATATGTCAATAATTTTGGATTATTTTCTATATTTACTTCTAAATCTCTTGCAATAATTATTTTAGTATTTTGTGTATATTCTTGTTTTATTTCTGCATGGCCTACAAACATAATAAAAGAATCAGGATATGTTTTTAAAGTTACGTCAATTGTTTCATTATTATGACAAATAAAAATAATGACACAACTACATGACGTCGACATTTTTGTGAAATTAATAATATAAAAATACAAAAGGTTTTATATTATTTCTGGTATGAATTAATTGAATATTCAATTGATTTAAGCAAATCCTCCTGGGAATTTTACCAAATTTAGACCAATTCCTAGACCAGCTCCATTTCTGGTGCTTGCTCCCATAGAAGGAACGAAAACATCAAGCACGGAGAAAGTAGCAGCAGCCATCAATGCAATAACTACAATTTCTTCTACATTCAAAGACTTCTTAGGAATAGCATACGCAGCGATAGCCACCATAATACCTTCAATGATGTATTTAATAGCTCTCTTAATTAGCTCGTTAAAATCAAACATACCGCTCATTCGATTTATATATTATAAACAAACAAAAAAAACTCGAAAATCATTTATTTTTATTAAAAAAATCATTTTCCTAAATCCATTTTTCCTAAATACTTTCCGTGAACTTCTTTGTCTATATTTATTCAATACAACTCAATTCATTTTTCCTAAATAAGATAAAAACAAAACAACTTAAATATTTATCTTATTAATTAATAATTCCAATGTCTAAATCCTGTTCTACATCTAATAAAAACAAGAATTTTGAAACCAGAAATTCTAAAGATGGAACTTCTAATCCAAAATATATAGATTTACTAAATGAATATCCAGTTATCCCAAGTCAATTATATGGATGTTATTCTTTTGTTTCCCCTGAAAAAATCATTAAACAAAAAGAAGTATTTTATTTTGAGAAATTTGTGAAACAATGGAATTTCACTAAATCGGTTTCTCAATTTTCAGATTTCTTACAATTTGTTTCTTTTAAATACAATTTAAAAGTAGATACACTTTTAGAAGATTTTAAACAGTTTGTTCAAGAAGAAGAAAACATGCTAAAGGCGAACGATGTTCAAGGAGATTTTTCTACATTTCTGGATAAAAATGAAGACAAATTATCTGAGATATTTCAAAAAGAACATGGTTTCCAAACATCTGTTCGTGGATTTGTAAACATTGGAAATTTTCCAACTACAGAAGAAGCGGAAAGATATGCTAAACAAATCCGTGAGAGTGTTCCACATCACGATATTTTAGTAGGTCGTAATTTTGTTTGGACACCATTAGATCCAGATGCATATAAAACTGGACGTATTGAATTTATGGAAGATGAGCTAAATCAATTACATCATGAGAAATTAAAGAATGAAAAGAAAGCTAAAGAGGATTTTGATAAACGCGTTTTTGAAAGTAAAAAGAAAGCAATTGAAGCTAATATTGAATTGGCGAAGAAGACCGGAAATACATTGACTCAAACGATGGATGAAAATGGAAATTTAGTAGGTGTGAGAG